CTGGAACTGATGAACCCGGCAACATGCTTTTTAGGTACATTGTCTATTTATTGGTAGACTATTTCCAACGAACCAAACAATACGAACAAAGGACAAGGCCATGATTGTTACATCTTCCCCCTTTAACACCGACTTGGATTTGCGCCCTAAGTTCTTCGATCGTACGACCTGCAAGAATTGCGGTTCATTCTCCTAAGTGAGAGTGGGGCTATCGTTTTGCCCTGTGGGTGGATATATACCGGCTGGAATCTCATGACCGGCCCGTCACAATCACTTCATCTCAACAAATATTCGCCAAAGAATTGCCCTATGCCAAACATTCATGTAATGTAGTTCTTGTAAGGCACACAGGGGAAAGAACCCCACAGCAGGTCTCATAGCCACTCACAAAGGATTGATCATCATGGAAGCAAACATCTACGCAACTATCGCCAATGACGTTCTCGCAGACGCTAAGAGCAACGCTCAGGAACTCCACGATATGGTGGCCACCGTAAAGACCGCACGTGGCTCCAAGAGCGACATTCAGAAGTGGATCGACCAGTCCACCGATGAAACTGTCGTAAAGCGCCGTGAGGCTGTTGCAAGCGCCAAGGCTAAGATTGCTGAGATCGAAGCTGAATTGATTGCAGAAGCCACTTCCGCTCTTGTTCCGGAAGATGTCGATATCGACGCTATTCACGCTGAGTTCAAGGAAAAGCGCACTGAAACCCTCAAGACGCTTAATGCCGCGAAGCTCATTCTCGGTAAGGCTGGCGTTGAGGATCTTTCCGAAATCGACGAAGCAATTGATAACCTGCCGAAGAACTTGCAGGGTCTCCTCGCTTCCTCGGGCCGCTCGCCTAAGGAACTCGAAGCAATCCGCGAATTCGCAAAGCAGAATGGTCTTGAGGTTTCCGAGCGTGGCCGTATCGCTAAGTCCGTAATCGAGGCTTACGAAGAGGCTAACAAGAGCTAATTCAATCAATAAGAAATACCCTCTCACTCAAAAGGTGGGAGGGTATTTTTATGTCCATTTTCTTTTGATAATGAATCTCATTTTCATGCCGGGTGGATATATACCGCATGGAAATCACCGGACCGCCGCACCTGCTCATCATAATTACCTCTATGCTACGAATCTATGGTAAGCTAGATGCATAAGGACAGAGAGCCGGATAAGCTCCCTTAGAGGCACAAGCCACGGTATGAATCCCGTAGTTGTTTGAGAACTTAATAGAGAATGTTTCACATGAACAAAGGTCAAAAAAGAATCTTTTTCAAACAAAGAGGTAGGATGACCTATTTGTTGAAACAAAGGAAAAAACCCCTACGCTGACCCCTCTACCATCACTTCGTTAAGGTAGAGGGGTAGCATAGGATAGGATAGAATGGATAGAATGGATAGCACTATACCCCCCAAAAACCCCTAGATCTAGCTGTTTTTAGTGCTATCCTATCCTATCCATCCCATAGATAGTATGCATAGGATAGAATGGATAGGATAGGATAGGATAGGATAAGCCAGACCTATAGACTTAGTCTATGTCCAATTTACATTGTTTGAACAATCTATCTGATAGCTGATTACCATACGAATGTCAGTTTGACACACATTCTTCTCTATGCTACGCTAGTATCATCAACACGAACCCAAAGAAGAGGTTTATATCATGACACGTACATTTCAAGGTGCTTCGACTGGAAGTGCTGGCGGCTTTTTCGGACACGTTTCTGCTAATTATACAAATGACAAAGGTTATATTGAAGTAGACAAGTACATTGCTATTCGTACTCAACCTAATTCCAGCAATGAAGTTCACTATGCAATATACAAGCTCGGCAAATATGCAGCTGATCCCACAGGCTTTACTGTCTCAGTAAATCACTCAGCATATACCGCATATATTGATCACAATGATGTTGATATTCCAGAGAAACTGGCCGAGCGTTTCGTAAACATGGTAACAGGTAAGAAAGTTCTCAAAGTAGAAAAAACTTCCGTCAATACCTCAGATTGGTTCGAGGTAGAATTTAGCGAAGAGGATTATGTCTACTAATCAAGAATACCGAACTATTCCAGAGTTTCCCATCTATGAGATAACCTCAGACGGTGACGTTAGGCATAGAGAAAAGCGCACTATTCTCAAAGAAATAGAGAACAAAGTAACCGGCGCATGGTTCTATAGTCTCCATAAAAAGGATGAGAAACGCCGCTACTCACGTCACTATCAGGGACTTATTTATCAAGCTTGGCCTGAATTATTAGCTGGGTGGAAGTCTGTGGACGGCTTTCCCAACTACCTTATCAACGATAAGGGCGACGTAATGCAAACTCGTTGGTATAATGTTCTCCCAACAAAGAACGGTGCTGTGCGTCTATTCCGAGATGGTAAACGCTTCACCTTTCACCCTCAGGACTATTTGAAAGCGAGAAAGGAATGATCTACTACTGGTATAACTCACCCTTTGAGATGCTTCTCACAGTGGCACATATACTAGTGTCATGGGGAATTCTTCTCATCTATAGATTGGTAAGAAAATGAAGATATACAGAGATACCATCACCCATTACAGGCGTAATAAGTTGGATGATCACGCAGCCTGTGGGGACGATTTAATAGGGCGACGGAATGAGGATCAATTAGACCCATTCAATACAACGTGCCGTAATTGTCTGGTAAGTACCGGACGTCACCACAGTACCTTTCAGAATCTCAGCAATTACTTTGCCCTTACATTGGGTAAGAATATCAAATCAATTGATACGTTTTGTCCCTACGGAGACAGCACAAAAGATTCATTCCATAAGCATCTTCAAATTGAATTTGTCGAGAACCGACAGGTTGATTGTTTTGAGGTATGGTTTGATCACAAATGGGCACTCGACAATATCAATCTCACAGTTTAATAAACTCCAAAGAAGAGAGTAAATAACATGGCTTACAAAACAGGTTGCCAGCGCGGCTTTCACAACTTCGATCTTGGATTCGGCGTTGAAACAAAGAAACGCTGTGTCTATTGCGGCACTCACAAATTCGTAGCTGCTATCAAAGCACTGTTCGTAAAGGTTGGCGCATAATGACTAACTACATAGTTCTACAGAATACTCAATTCCGTACTGAGGATGATCCTGAATGGAAGCCGTGGGAATACTTGGGCGGCGGAAATGCTGCAATGTTGCGGTATGGAATGCATGATTGGACCACTGGTACTAGGTTCTACACTATTGAAGATGCTGCGGAATCAATGGATAGGACAATTGAACGTTCTTTCCTGAATACTCAGACTGATCTTATGTATGAAATTCCCGGTATTGATCCGGTAACCAGTGCTGAAAGCCCTGATCATTTCCGTACTCTCGTTTGCACACATAAGTTAGTACAGGGAACGTATTTTCTGATCACTTTCTTTATCTTCCACAGAAGTTCCGATACAGCAGTACAATGGAGGAATAATGTATGAAAAAGGAGATTCGGTATCAGTTAATCTTGGCGGTACAGTTGGTACTGTAAAAGCTGAGGTTACTGATATAAGGGATGGCGGTAAAACTATCTTTGTGCAGTTAGTAAAGGGTGGAACCGCCATGCTTGATCCGTGGGACGTATTCCCCGCAGAGGAAGAGGATTAAATGACACATCACAGGGGCGGCGGTAATTACGCTAAGATTGCCGCTGCAAATGAGACAGCAATTCGCGCTCTCATATCAGTAAAGCCAATGACCTATAATGAATTGGCTATTCAAACAGGACTCACTGTTCAAACAATCCGCAAACGTATTAGGGATATCGGCGGCGTATCTCAGACAACTACTACGCCCATGAAGTTCTACATGCAGGGTGCTGAGGATAAATCATTCGCTGAGGAAATGGTTGATAAGCATCTTGGCGTCAAGAAAACAACTAGCGCGGCCGATGTAGTATTCTTCCCACAGGCCACTGATGAACAAAGGGCAGGTTTCCATAAGTTCTGCATGGAAATCGAGCCTATCCCTGTGGGAGACGTAATTACCCGCGATCAAATCAACCACATATTAGCTCTGCTCTATAAGAGTGTTAGTAGTGAAGATGATTTGACTGTCTTGGAGCACGGCATCAAAACAATGTATGACGCCGTACAATTCCGCAAAGAACAATTGAAGAAAGCAAACAAATGAACGGGGTCGGTTTCGGTATCTTGTCCATAGCCTGTGTTACTGTGTACCTATATGGATCGGGTACACTTGCCCGATTACTTAACAAATTTAGGAGACACTAATGTCTGAGCTTGATGATTTCTTTAACAACCTCTGGAAAGAAAACGAGCCGGAACCGGCCAAAGAAGAGCCGGTAAAACTTACCGAAGAGGAATTGGTCAAAGAAACAGACGAATTCTATGCCGATAAGGTAGTAATTCCTGAAAAGGAAGAGTTCGGTGGAATTGACTTTGGCGCCATGTTCGATGAAATGGTAGCCGAACAAAAAGAAGCTGAGAAAGAAATTGAAGCCACAATAGCTAAAGAACTGACAGCCCTTGATAAGGCTAAGCAGGAAGCCGTGGAAGCTGAACTTCTCGAAGAACAATTGCGTGAAGAACGTGCTGCATTGCGTGAAGAATTCAAGAAAGCTCAGATGCTTGTCGAAACTCTGCGTAAGCAATTCGACAACAAGAATACTGAGTACAATATGGCGGCTCAAAAGAAACATGACGCCGAACGTCGTATCTCAGAAGAAGAGCACCGTCTTGAAGAAGAACGTCGTGAGAAAGAAATCAATGATAAGCGACTTGGTGTTGTCGCAGGATTCAAGCGTCATATTGATGAACTAAATCCAGTCTGGAAAACTCAAGCATTCGATCATCAATGGGAGGGTGCATCAACTCTCGCTTTGCATGGAAGCGGATTGCTTGGCGACGATATGGGACTTGGTAAAACAATGACCATTATCATGACTCTGGATATGGTTCAGGCTCACCGAACATTGATTGTCACACCTAGCGATGTTTGCGAGAACTTCACGCTTGAATGCATGATGTGGAGCCCTCACCGCTTCACAATGACACTGGGTAACTCTGATCCCACAGAACGCAAAGCTCTCATGAATATGATCTTCAAAAAGCGGCTTGAACGTGGGCAGGAGTTTATCCTCACCATTAACCGTGAGCAGCTTTACAATGCTGAGTTTGTCGAGCAGTTGAAAGAACTCAAGTTTGACACAATGATTGTTGATGAATTCCATGAAGCAAAGAACCTCAAAGGCTCTTACTTTGACGCACTGGAGTATATCCGGTATGGGAATCACAAGGATGAAACAGAAACTTCTGTTGAACACTTCTTCCCTTTGACTGGAACTTTTATCCTCAATGAACCACAGGATATCTTCCCGGCGCTGTACTTGGTTGATAAATACGCATTCCCCGAGAAGCGGGACTTTCTCAAGTTCTATTGTGAGCAGGATTACTACACAGGGAAATGGAAATTCCGTAGCGGCGGCGTAACTTCTCTCATGAAGAATCTCGGTGGCCGTATGGTTGTCCGAACAATGGAGGAAGCAGGAATTAAACTTCCTACTCAGCACATTCATGATGAATCCCCACGGCACTTGGCGGCCTGTGTAGAATGCCGTGAAGAATTCCCGCTTACTTTTGCATCAGATGCGTATCTTGATCAGCGAAAGGTGATGAAGCAACTTGCAGAACATTCCCAGATTATCCTTGACAACAATCGTAAAACTTCTGTCATTGAACAAATCGCTCTCATTACACGACAACGTCAGGCAATTGTTTGGCCCGGCGGCATTACCCTCACAGGTGAATATGAAGATGGGACCCCTTTCCAGTTCTCTGTGGGAGACGACGTTCAGGAATCAATTAAAATTGATTGGGTTGAATGGAAAATCCGACAGAAGCTCGGACAAGGTAAACGAGTCGTTGTGTTTAGTCAGTTTGCAACGGGACTTTCCGAGTTGGAAAAGCGGCTTTCTGATTCTGGAGTTCGAGCAGTTAGGTATGACGGCTCGACTTCACAGACGATCAAGTCTGAGGTTAAACGAGATTTTGATCGTAGACACGTCATTAAAAACAATGGTGAGTATAAATGGGACGTCGTACTTGCTAATTTCAAAACCGGCGGTGTTGGTCTGAACTTTACCCATGCAACCGAAATGGTAATGCTGGATGAAGAATGGAACCCCGGTAAGAATGAACAGGCTTATCGTCGTACTAAGCGGATGGGACAGACAGAAGAAACTCACGTCTGGATTCCCCGTGTCCACAAATCAATTGATACTTGGATGAAAGAACTCAATGATCGCAAGCGCAATATGATTGATGGGTTCAATCTTGAAGTGGATATGTCCAAGGACTTCCACAACTTCCTCGATACTGTAAAGGGAATCTAATGGCAACTAGAACAACGATCATATGGTGTTGCGATAACTGCAACGAAGAAGCTCTTCCAATGAATAAGGAAGAGGATATGCAGCATGGCTGGCATTACCCTGAAAATTGGGCACAAGTAGATATGTCCGTAAGAGACGGCATGATTTCCGATATGCTGCTCTGCAACAAATGTATTTCAGTAATGCTTAATGCCTTGAAAAGGCGCCACAAAGAAGATGGAGAATAATATGTGCGATAAGTGCGAAGCAACAGATGCAAAGTCAGAAGCATTGCTTAAAGAATTCTTTGAGAAGAACGGGCTCAAAGAAAATAGCATCCTGAATTCTGATGTAACTACAACTACTGTCGAAGTTCCCGGTGGAATTTGGCTTATCCAAAAGAACACCAATACTACTCAGGTAGGTATTGAAGGTGCTCATGAAATACAGGATTTCATCAGTGCTGTGTTTATTCACGACGATATGGCACTCGATATTTCCCTTGCCCTTGCAATGACTCAGCCACCCGAAGCCTTTATGGCCAAACTCTTTGGAATGTCGGAGGACTAAATGCCTGACCTTATTGAGAAGAACAAGTTTATGGGGGGTAAAGTATTCCTAGCAGTTAGGCCCAAACTCTTTCAGTTCAACAGCAAAGAAAACCAAGACAATCAGCACGTAACAATGGAGTACATTGGTACTCTTCCTAGCCTGTGGGATTTGCTAAAAAAGATTGATGAATGGGAAGAGAAGCTGAACATTGCTTTCCCCATTGATAAAACCCAATGGCATATGCCCCACAGAGGTATGCCTTGTATGGTGCGGGTAAACGGCTACGCCAACTGGTACAATTCCAATAATGACAAGGAACGTTATTTTGACGTGGCTCTCGTTGAATTCCCTTGGAATAAAGAAATCGGTTGGGACAAGAATTGGCACGTCACACTAGGTAAATCGGACCGGCCTGTTCTTCCCCGCCAATTTGATCCAAGTATTGATGGTAAGAGAGTCGATTACCTTGATACCCTGTGGATTGGATTCAAAACAAAAGACGGAGAGAGTAAGTGGTTATCCGCTGACGGTTTCCGTGAACTCTACGAACAGTGGGATGAATCTCACGATCAGGTGGCGAATTGAGTGGAACAGGAAATGTTTGGTGCCCCTATTGTGCGGTGGGATTCCCGGAATCCTTCTGCTTATGGCCGGATGATTGTAGCAGGACGGCGGGGAGGGAAAACACAGAGACAGAGGGAATGGAGCAGCTTACTGTTCGACGAGATTCTGGAAACCCAGAATCTGATGAACAAAGCGAAGGTGAGAGATTATATAAGGACGCAATCTCCACTGGCAGAAAGCGTGCGGCCCAACTATATCCAATCGCGGTGGGTCAGGTTTGCGAATGGGCATGGAAGAAACAATGCGGTGGTGGTATTCTCCCTGTCTTTGGATGCACAGGGAGACCGGCAACTAATATTCACCATGGACCAGATAAATCGACTCTCAACAACGCGAGAGACAATATATCGGTTATCTGCACTTTCTGTCACAATCGCTGGCACGCCGCTAATGACAAGTTTTATCCTCAGCCTCGACCAATTAATGGAGAAACGTGGCTACCAATTCCGCCAGAAGGTAAATCCATATCCCCTTTGGCAGGAATTCTAATCGCTGATAAACATGAAATCCTACTGGAAGAAATGAAGGTTCCTACAGGTGGGAAGGATAAAGTTAGCTAACAATCTCGATTTGACAGGTATTCTGCTCTATGCTACACTAGATACATAGAGCAGAATACCGCTCCCTCCTACAAAGGAAAGCACAAAGAAGATGCAAGAACGTAATGATAAAATGCCTAAGGACGAAACAAAGCAGCGTCTTAGTCATTCAGCGATTGAAGCTTTCAACGCATGTGAGAAACGATATGAGTACGCTCACGTAGATAAACTGGCCCCTAAAGAAACCCCACAGCAACTCGCTCTTGGAAGTTACGTTCACAAAGTATTCGAAGTGTTCTTCCTGAGTATTAAAGCAGGGGAAGCAGATAGCATGGCAATGATTAAAGCATTGCAGGTTGCATATCAGGATATCGGCTTTTTCGATAAGGTCGGCAATCGAATGATTTATTGGTTCGAAACTGTTTGGCCTACTCTCGGGTGGAAGATTTTGGAGGTTGAAGCGACTTTCTATCTTCCACTGAACGAGCATGAAGAATACCCATTCACAGTAGACCTTATCATTGAAGTTAATGGTGAAATTGCTATCGTGGATCACAAATCAACAGCGGACTTTTACGACGAGAACATTGTTGATATTTACCCACAGCTTCCCAAGTATGCCGGTGCTCTTAGGGCACTGAAAGAACGGGGATACAATGTAAAGCGTGCCTATTACAACTTTGTGCGGACGCGGCCCTACATGAAAGATTTGGCAGCAACAACGGCTATCGTGCCAGTAAAGCTGACAAATGATAGAATCAAGAACTCATTCCAAGAGCATTTCAACTCACTCAAAAAGATTCGTGAACATGAGGGCGCTTATGTCAGGTCCTTTGGTAACAACTGTAAGTATTGTCCCTTTATCGATCTTTGCCAGCAAGAAATGAATGGTAAAGATTCAACCTCACTCAAAGCAATTGGTTATAAGGAGAACGAATATGGCTACTAAGACAGTCGCAGTAACTTTTCAGGACGGTATTGAAGCCCACCACCGGAATCGTGAAGCAGGAAATCTCAAGCGTTACGCATACTTTACTAATCTTGATGGTCTGGTAAAGGGTGACAAGGTTGTTGTTGGAACTCAGCATGGTTTGGCTGTGGCTACCTATGAAGGTAAAGCTTCTGAGGATGAAGCAAAGTATGCAAACAACTATTTGGTTTCCAAGGTAAATGTAGAGTCCTTGGAAGATGCTAAGAAAATACATGAAGCAGAGCAGGAGCTTGACGCTCTTGTTGAGGAAGCAATTCTCAAAGAGACTCGTTACAATCAGGCAATTCACCTTGCACGCGGCGGTAATGAGAACATTCAGAAGATGCTTACTCGCATGAACATTGTTTGGGAAGAGAGCAAGTAATGGGAACTAAGGGAAGTCGTGAGTCAGATAAGCTTACTGACGAAGTAAAAGATGCCATTGTTGAGCAGGGAAACAATGACACGACTCCTAGGCAATTTACTTTTGCTAAATTAGATGATGGGACTCTGGTCGTTCACAGTTACGATTCTGAGTACAATCTAGTACAAACAAACCGAGTGAATATTTCAGTAGGTCGTCTCATGAAACGCGAAGAATGGCAGGGAATCTGATGGGTGAATTTGATTACGAAAAACCAAGCCAACCTTTGCCGGTTCAGTCATTCAACGTAAATGAACTGCTTGCCTCTATGACTTCTATGGAGGATGAGAAAGCAGAATTCGTTGGTGCGATTTACGGCCCGGCAGGTGCTGGAAAGACCACAGCCACAATGGAGTTGGCACAGCGCATTACTCCGGAAGATAAGCTTATCCTTTATATCTTCACCAATAAGGGTTGGAGTTCTTTGAAGAACTACCCCGGTTTGATGAAGCGTGTAAAGAAAATGCCTTTCCAGTCTTTCGATCAGGTCAGCGCCGTTACCGCAATGTTGAAGAACCCACAGTACCGGGAAGCATTGAAGATTGGGACTGTGGTATTCGACGAATTCAATACCATGTTCGATATGGACGTTGAAGCTATCTGTAACTTACGGCACATTCAGAAAAAGGCGGAGGGTAAGTACAAGGACCCCGATACTCCTGAATGGCCTGAGTATAATACAGCCAAGATGCACATGCAGAACATTCTGAATGACGTCTTGGAAACTCCGGACATTAACTTTATGTTCATCTGCCACCCGCGTTTCCAGAAGAAAACCGGGTACATCGAGCCGGACTTCTTCGAAAAGGCTAGCCAGTCTTTCATGCGAGTTATGCATTCTCTCTATTACCTCTCTTCCACAGAGAAAGATGGAAAGATGCACGTAACAATCCAGTTGCATGGAAATGACCAAGTATGTGCCAAGAACCGTATCGGCGGCCTTGGATTCTACGCCCAGAATGTAAAGGAAATTGCCGATGCCTACCACAAATGGTCCAACGCTGGCGCTAGCGCTAAAAAGTCTCCGGACGAATCTGGAAATAGTGTACCGAGCGGCGAAGTTCACCCGCCACTTGAAAAAGCACCAGAAGTTGCGAGCGAAGTTCGAATTGTCCCAGAAGAATCTGGACAAGCTAACCGCGGAGGAAATCCTGTGGGTCTTGAAGAAAAGCCCGAAGATCGACAAGGTACAGTTCTCCAAGAACCTGCACCCGTCGAATCAAAACCCGCAATCAACTTCGACGATATCTTCTCAGTCGCCAATTGACGATGAGAAGAAACGGGGCGGTCCAGAGATTATGGATTGGGTTAAACTTGCTAAGGAAAATCCTCAGCCTCTCCGTCCGTCTAATTTTCCCTAGGTAATCCTGAGAAGAACCTAGGGGATAAAGGGTAGGGTAGTTGATTCTTCCCCCATAGATCAGCTACCCTACTCTAGTAACACAATGCAAATGCTATGCCAAACAAATTAATGCTATGCTAACAGTTAGGGAACAAAATGTCTGAATCAATGTGGGATGCTTTCGGAGTCAACGCCAACGATGTAGACGAGAATCCTTTTAAGATTCCCGCTGCTGTATATGACGTACAGATTTCCGGTGCCGGTGTTGCTACTCACAAGGATATTCCATACTTCGAGGTTGAAGTATCCATTCTTGGTAGCGATCAGGCAGGAAAGTCTGCAAAGATTATGCACCGCATGACGCCGTGGACTGCGGCTGAGCGCGATGATTGGCAGGCAATGAATATGCGACTGCTGGCGAACTTCAAAAAGGATTTGCTTTCCTTTGGAATTCCCGCAGGTGCTTTGCAGGAATTCAAGCCTGCAATTCACGGACCTAAGTTGATGGGAATCAAGGGTAAGGCTTGGATGGGTCCCCAGAAAAACAACCCTGATTTCAACACTGTCCGCAACTTCACGAAGAATGAGAGTGGCGCGGGGGCGCAAACCACTTCTTCTGCTCCGAATGTTGCGGCAAACCCCGCTCCGGTGGAAAATGCTATTGATATGGATGCCCTTGCAGGTTGGGCTAACTAAGTAGCAAAGAGTACCCGGTTCGGGTAAAGGCTATGGCGACAGAGTTTGAGTGGCTCTGTCGCCATAGCTGTCTTTATCCAAATCCAACTAACATTAGGGGAAATCTTGTCTGAAAAGGACGGACTCCTTTCCTTTCTCTCTCATATGTGGGGGAAGGAGGAATCCAAAGTATATCTATCGCTCAAACCTGAGCCCGATGTTTTCATTAATTCATCTCCTTTGGGTTGGCCGTCAGAAGCTGAAAAGATTGTAGGCAATATCTTTGCTTATGATGCACAAGGCAAAGACGTTTACTTTTCTCCGGCAACATATGTTGATAAGCCGACTGGGAAAAACAAAGAGTCAGCGAAGCAATCACGCATTTTGGTGGTGGACCTCGACGGCTACAAGGACGGACAATCGGCCCCAGAAGCGGCCCTGCTGGCCTTGGAAGCTGCTGGACTCCCACAGCCTACATACCGGATTCAAAGCTCCCAGAAGGCAGCGGAGCACTGGTATTGGATACTTGATAATTACTACCTACCAAAAGAAGTAGAAAATGTCAATAGGCAACTTGCTTACTTCCTGAATGCCGACAAAGCATGTTGGAATATCGATCATGTATTCCGACCTCCATTTACCCACAACCATAAGCCGCTACGAAAGAACAGTGACGGGTCGGCCCCCGGTGTAACAATTGCTTACTTCAATAGGGAAGCATTCAGTCTTGAACGTTTCTCTTCTCTGCCACCTATCAAAGAGCAGATCAAGGACATTATTCGATTCGGAAACATACCTCCGATTGAAGATGTTATGGCGAAGTACCATTGGGATAACACCCACTTGGAAATCTTCAAGAATGACAAGCCATTAGACCGTAGTAATTCAATGGTCAGGCTTAGTTACTTTTGTGCCGAAGTTGGTATGAGTGACGAAGCAATGTATGCGGTAATCAATGACGTGGATATCCGCTGGCAGAAGTTTGTCGGTAGGCACGACAGAGAAAAGCAAATCGCAGACATTATCAACAAAGCCCGAGTAAAGTATCCTAGTGATTTGTTTGAGGTCGAAACGACTACAACCGAAGTTATGCGGCCTGTGGTATTCGGTATCAACGACTTTCTCAAGGCTGAGTTTAAGTTCGACTGGATTTTCGAGAACCTTATTCCGAAGAGTTCTATTAACGCATTGGCTTCTAGACCGGGTGTTGGTAAGTCCCGTATTACTTTGCAGCTTGCTAGGTCATTGGCTACTGGTACGGACTTTCTCGGATATAAGAACTGTATGGATGGTCCCATTAAGACGATGTTTATCTCGTTGGAAATGGGCGGTCCTGTGTTGATGTACTTTATCGAGTCCCTTGTCGCTGAAAGCGAAATGGACTTGGAAGAAGTCAACGAAATGTTCCGCCTTGTTCCGCAGGGTGAAGCAATGTCGCTGACAACTCCCGACGGTGTTCAGTTCTTTGATTATCTCATTGAAGAAGAAAAGCCTGAGTTCGTTATTATTGATGCTATGTCGTCGCTTGCATTTGAAGACCTGAATGAAAAGGTTTCCAAGGCAATCATGACTAAGCTGAAACAAACACTCAACAAGCATAACGTTACTTTCCTACTGCTTCACCACAATAAGAAAGCTAACGAAATGGGCAAAGATAAAGCGCCCACGCTGGATGATTTCTACGGAAACACATTCGGCACAACCGACCTCGCAACTGTCATGGCCCTGTGGAAACCCCCGGGACAAAAGTACACAGAATTCCATGCCATGAAAACGCGTATCGGTGCCTCTCCCAAGCCATTGATTCTTAATGGCGTAGATCAGTTCACGTTTAAAATTGAGAGCGAACAGGAAGAAGAGATACATGTTGCAGACGGGAAAGAGAATACCACTATCGAATTTGGGTTTGGATCAATGGCTGGCTTTAATTAGGAATGCAAAGCTACTGGCCTTTGATACTGAAACAACCGGCCTGAAAGTCCACAGCGGCGAAGATACCATGCTGGGATTCAGTATCGCTCTGCGTACAGATATGGGCGTCATTGGAGAATACTTCCCGATGTACCATAAGCGCGGAGTTAATCTCGATGAAGAGGATGCATTCAAACTTCTCGATGCTATTGCAGAGAAGCCACTTGCAGCCCATAACATCATCTTCGATAAGAATGTCCTCCACCATGCGGGTTATCCCAATGTGGAGAAGTTTTACTGCACTCAGAGAATTGCACACCTGCTGGATGAAAACAGTAAGCAGTATTCACTCGATGCTGTTTCACTGAGGTTCCTTGGATATGCCGCCAAGGAAAAAGATCCTGACTTTGAATTGGCTTTGCTGGCATATGGTTGGGCAGGAATGCCTAGCGAGATTATGCATAAATATGCCAAGGCAGATGCTGTGGGAACATTCCATACTCTTGAAGCTCAGATGAAGAACAAAGAGTTTACCCCACAGCTTCTGAATTACTGGCAGAAGATTGGTGCCCCTACTCTTTCTGTTCTTTCAAAGATGCGGCGGTTAGGTGTCCGAATTGACGTCGATCGCTGTAAGCGTGAACAGGAAACAGGCGAACAAATAATGGCTGAGATTGAAGATAGGGTGGGTGGAAAGCCTAGCTCTAGTAAATTTCTTCAACGAGTCCTTATTGAGGAACTTGGACTTCCCCAGATTATCTCAAAGAAAACGGGTAATCCCACATTCGATAAAGAAGCCATGAAGCGTTACGACCTCATGCTTGAACGAGAAGAGAAGCATAATGGCCTTGCGAAGGAAATTCTCACGTATCGCGGTTGGCAAAAAGCAGTATCTGGTTACTATCTACCTTACCAACGGTTCGTTGAGCGTGATGGACGTTTACGAGCAGAATACAAACCCTTTGGAACAGTCACCGGGCGGTTTTCATGTGCTGACCCTAATCTTCAACAAATCCCCAAAGAAACAGATAAAGCTTGGAATGGAGCAGTTAAAAGCTGTCTTATTCCAGCGGACGGTTACAAACTCTGGGAACTTGACTATAGCCAGCTTGAATTCAGATTGGCAGCCGCCGCAAGTCGTGAAGAAGGACTCCTTGAAATCTTTAACGATGGACAGCGGGACATATTCACTGAAATGGCGGCTCAACTTGAAATGGAACGTCAAGACGTTAAAACTCTCACCTATTCCATTCAGTATGGTGGCGGAGTCCAACGAATTATGGACGTTTTTGGAGTCTCTAAATCAAGAGCAACCGAGATTATTGCAAACTTTTATGAACGCTATCCCAATCTCAAAAAGGCAGGAAATGCAGCCGGACGGCAAGTAGCATCCACAGGGAAGATTGGTATATGGTCCGGACGTGCCCGGCATTTCAAATATCCCGGTAGTGAATACTACAAAGCTTTCAACTCTTACGTTCAGGGCGGTGCGGCCGATCTCGTTACTGACGTAATGGTAAAAGCAGACCGAGAGATTGCAAACGAAGAATGCCGTATGCTTCTACAGGTTCACGACTCCCTTGTTTGGGAAATTGCTATTGGGAAAGAGCAGTATTATCTTCCCGAGATTGAAAAGGTAATGACAAGTCCTCAATTCGGAGTTCACCTTGCTGTGGACGCTCACGCTTGGAGTAAGTAATGAGATTTTCAAAGAAAATTAAATGCAAGGGCTGTAAAAGAAAAGTAGAAACGCAGCAAGCTTTTGTAGCTTGGGCTAATGTTAATTGCTATGAATGCATCCTTTTCTTTGATTTTGATATCTCATGGGTTCTTAATTGGTGGCTATGTAGTAAATGCAATCCTGATGGGTTCAGATTCCACGATATTGATGGATTTACTTATGATTTTAGTTGGAAGTTTCCATTTCTTAGGAGAAGTTAATGAGGGTTCTATCGTTTGATCCCGGTGGTACTACCGGATGGGCTTATCAGTCCGAACAAGTAGACCCCACAGACACAACAAAGTTTGCTTATGGCGACGTAGTAACCAAAAGGCTTACCGAGTTCCTTATGGCATGGCCGCTCGATAAGAATCCTGTGGACGTTGTCGTCGTTGAAGCTTATCGAATTCGAGAAACGAAGCGTGATCTTTCCGCTAACGTCGGAATCAAAATCGTGACAGCCGAGAACATCGGTCGTATTGAATTCTGGTGCGAAATGCATGGGATTGAATACGTTGAATATGAAACAAAAGAGAAGCCGACGATCTGGAAAGCAACTGGCGTAAAGGTCGATAAATCAGTTCCGAAAGCTATCTCACACATGTTGGACGCATGGAATATCGGGCGTTGGCATATGATTAAACTTCGTATTGCTCCAACACTTTTGGAAATCAGAATGCGTCAGAATGGAGAACTGTGATGGAAGAGTTTGAAACGGCTTGGAACATTGTAGGAATTGTCTGCTCATGGATAATAGCAGGTATTCTACTAGCTTTGCTGGTAGGGGCAATCGTTGCTATCTGGAATGAGTACTTCTAATGATGGGTAACATCTACACTGATCCCACAGACTATCGTATTGCACCTGACATTTCCGTTCATATGAAAGATAAAGGAAAGCCAAATGTTGATCCTCATTATTGGGTGTATAATAATGTACTCAACCTTCGATTGGCTGGCTTTCCTAGTCTTGAGGCGGCACAAGGATTTGTTACTTCTCGCTGCAATCCAGAAGAAACGAGCCCTCAATGCTATTCCGATATATGTCGTTGTGGTGGGGGCGGCCCTGCTTGGACATATGCTAGGGTGGATTCCCTAATCTTTGAGCAATGCCCTCGCTGTAAAAACCCTATGCGTCATGATGTAATGGTCGAATTGAATCGTCCTTTCTTGGAGAACTTCTCCTTGGACGACTTCCTGAATCTCTAAGGAGTTTCCTGTGGCAAAGAAGAATGCAGATAACGATGCTGTGGCGGCATTGCTGGCCAAGTACGGTGTTTCACAAACTGAGTTTGAAACAATGCCCGATGCAGAAGAGAAAAAAGACTCCCCTGAACGCGTAGCATTCAGGGGAGAGGGTGTTCTTTATGCTTTGGAATTCCCGTTGAGTCCGAGAATAACAAAGGTTTGTAAGGAATGCAGGGACCCGTTCTTGTCCTACTATAAAGCCGTTGCTTATTGCTCTCAGGAGTGTACGATCAGGGCTTTGAGAACTCACTTCGGTATTAATTGGAAACCGAACAGGGAATTGAAAAAAGAAAGGTGGGAGACCCGAGGAGAACCTAGGCTGATTCCGCTAAAGGCTTTGCAGGCGATGAAAGCGATTGTAGCCCAAGCAGAAGCTGATCTAGGATTTGAACTTGTTCTTCCGGAGATTCAACCATTCGTACCAAAGGAGACGTATTTTTCCCAGCAAGATACGTCGTATTCGTCTGAGGCAGATTTCCAGATTCGAGAAAATCCGGAGCCACTGGACGTTTCGTTACAATCTTTGGCGGTTTTTTCGGAAGCTCCACTTCTGGCTTCTTCAGATAAGATTGAAACGTCGGTTCCGGTGAAGTCCGACGAAAAGCTCGCTGCTTCACTCTCTCTGGAAGATCTTTTCGCTGATTTGTAGTAGTTCCGGCCCATATGCCATACATGTCATTTACGATTGCATAATTCAAGCATTCGTCGAAAACCGGACATGATTTGCATATGGGCCTTGCTATGTCCATTCTTCCTTTGGATTCATCCCCCGTAAAGAGACGAGGATACTCCAGACATTTGCTTTCAGGAGTCCAATCAACGCGCCGTCTGTCCCTCGTGGGACTGTGTTTGTGTCTCATAGGATCATCTTAACAGCCGTAGCATAGGCTAGCAAGTCGCTGTCAAGTGAGTCCACTAACAGTGTCACAAAGAAATTTTGCCAGATGGGTTGTGCTTCTGAGCGCGACCTGCCTATAATAAAAGGGTAGGGCCGGTAGCTAACAAATAGCTACCGGCCCTCAGGGCGTTCAGGGGTAAGTGCAGGGCAGTCACGTCCCCGAGAACGGGTCTGTGACTAGCCCTTAGGCTTCGTGATCGCCCTTATTGGTGTTTGCCAATGCCAGCACGTTTGTAAGCCCCAGAACGGCACCAGACAATGCAAGCCAGCCGCCAAGCTGTGCTGCATTTACCAGCCCATAAATAAGAGCCAAACCACCAGCAGCGGCAGTAATTCCATAAATGTATGCGCGATTCGCGGGGTCTTTAATAAACATTAGGCCAGCTTTCGTGGGCGCAAATATCCAAGCAAAGAAGCCTTGGTGGTTGTTACCACAGCACTTGCTCCCTTGGAACCTGCGGAGGTTGCATTATTACTTAGGGTTTTTACATACCCATTTCCCAAGTCTTGGAGAACAATTGCAACGTGAGAATAAGGCGTTGCGCCGCCTCTTCCCCAAACTGCAACGTCACCATAGCGAGGTTGTTGGTTGTTAGCGATTTGCATATAAGCACCGCGGTCATGGTTATTCCAGATTTCTTCTGCATAACCAACCATCGGAGCTTTACCGCCAACAAAACCTGTGGTGTAGAAATCATAAAGGTCTACACATTGTGCTTCATACCAACCATCGTAATCCAGATACTTTCCGGTATTGTTGGTAATCCACGTTGCGGCACCATTTGATCCCACAGTCGGTGAGGACATTGCCCCACCATTAATTGCCCTGAATGCATTCTGAGCAGTTCCCCAACGAGCCTGATAATTACTACCAGTCGGATCAAAAGAACGCTGTACATTCTGAGCAGTATTCCAAGGATTAGCGCCTCGTGCGGCTTTACTCAATGCGTCGTAGAACTTATTGATTGAGTAAGTGGGGTTCATAATGTCTTGGACAGAACCCCAGCCCTGAGAAGTTCTCTGCTGGAATAGTCCCACAGAATCGCGATCACCGAAATTGATGTTCCGCATTTCTGATTCTGCGAGAGCGGTAGCCATAGCGGTCTGGATATCAATATCGGAAAACCCCCGGCTTCTACCGATATTTGCGATCATCTTTGCATATTGCAGTTGTTCGCTATCCAGACCACTACCGCTACCGTCACCATCAAAAACACCCGATAAAAGGGCCGAACCAGTATTAGTTCCTTGCTGCTGTTGTGCAGCTAACTTTGCTGCTTCGGCCCTTTTTGTTGCTTCCAAACGGTTCTGAGCTTTACCCATATCGGCAATGGGGTCATTTGTCATTTCCCCCATTTCAGCTGCAATGGGTGCCCTTAATGCTCCACCACCAGATTGAATCTGTTCTTGCTGAGCCTGTGGATTCTGCGCATTAATTGTTTGAATATCAGGTGTTGCTACGGATTGGTTGCCCGATTGCGCCATTTGTTGGGCAACCAATCCGCCTTGTTCCTGTGGAGCTTCCGGCTGCTGAGAAAGCGTTGCGGCCTTTGGCAAGGAACTCATTTTCTGGGAAATACCATCATTGAAACGTTGAGTCAGAGAGCTTTTCTTACGACTACGGGAGTCGTAATTTTCATTGAAATAATCAGCAAGATTGCTCCTGACTGGCGCTGCTACAACCATTACTGATTCCTCTCAAAGTTCTTCTTAGCTTCTGTCTGCTTTTGTTTCTGTTCTCCACGGACTGATCTTAGTGCTGCCGGGCTTTGGTAATCGGTAATCTTCATACCGGAAAGGAAGTTCGCCAATTGCAGTTTCGCAATCTTTGCCTGTTCTTCCGGAGTAGCTCCATTAGAAGAATCAGTTCTTCCATTCCCAGTTATCAGTTTACCAGTGGTCTTTGAAGCGAGTCCACCCCATGCTCCACCAAGTTGATCCTGAACATATTGCGCATTATCCTGAATCGGAATTCCATTGGATTGCTGCGTAATCAATTCAGTAGGCATCTTGATAAATGGAGTAGCCATTCCAAAGGCCGTCTTTCCCACATTCAATGCAGAGCCAACCGGATCACCGATTGTTGCTCCCGAGCTAATAGAGTTGAGAACTTCAATTACGGGAGACGAAGGGTTAAAGCCCCACAGGGACATTCCTTCGCCAACCATCTGTGGACCGATAATGTTCTTGTAATAATACGATGGGAACATACGGTCCGCAGGGAACGGATTACCAATTGAAACCGGATCAACTCCATTTGCGGCGGCCATGTTGTACAGGGCCTTATTGGCGATCGTAGCAATTCCTGGCTTGCTCATCATTGTGTCGATAATACGGGGAGTAATACCGCGCAACCATGTGTAGTACAGGAAAGCACGACGAGCGTATTTAGCTTCCTTTGCTGTGAAGTCTGACGATGTAGGAGCCCACTTAGTAACGTGCTCTTCCATTGCAGATTTCATTTCTTGGAGACTGGAATACTTGCCCTTCATTGCGTGATCAATTGCCAAGGTAATACGAGAGAAGTTATCTCGGTTAGCGGCCAAGTCGTTCAGTGAGAACTTCTTGTTATCCAGAATGAATTCCTGCGTCTTGTTGAGAGCCGCACCGAACTTACCTGTAATATCGCCAGCCAAAACATCTTCTGCCGTACCGCCGCCACCATGCTTAGGGATAATAACGCCGTCCTGCATCATGCGGAACAGAGATTCATAAGAAATCTTCTGTGGTTTTCCACCAACATGCATAACAACGCCGTCACCCTTACCGTGAACAGTAAAATCACCATTCGCAGTTTGCTTGTGCCAACCATAGGCACCCAAAGGATTATCGCCGAATTCCTTCATTTCCCTACCGCCAGCTTTCATAATTCCGAAACTGTGCTTGTAGGGAGTGATAGTAGAGACGCCAGCAATATGATTACGGAGAGTATCGCCTGTAATAGACATTACCCAGTGACCGGGCCGCACCGTAGTCTGACCTGCTTTCAGCAAGTTAGTTACCGGATCAAAGACATTGTTGACGAATTTGCCAAGAGAAGTCTTTGTTCCGATTCCACGGCTCTCGTTCATTACCCTGTGGATATTGGCAATGTCATGGGCGGCGATTGAATCGTAGTACAAATCCTTTGGAAGAAGATCAAAGAATCCGACGTCCTTTTCAGTACGGTTGATTTCTTTGTTTCGACCTCCTGCACGACGAGTCCATGAAAGCTTCACAAATCCGTCCTTAGGAACGGCAGAGCCGAACTGATGGGCGAAGTTAGAAGCAATGGAAATATCGTTTGCTACGTGTACGGCAGTAGCGTGCATCTTAGACATAAAATCCAAGATATCCCTACCGTCTTTAAGTCCCTCATGAGTAAGCCAGCTAAGGCTATTATCATGAATCGACTTGTTCGGGTCCTCGTCCAGCTTGAAACTAAGACCCTTTTGTTCAGCAACTGCATTGAAATGCCGCGAACCGATACCGTTTCGAGTAATGAGGTTATTCTCAGAAACGTCGAAGATATCAGAAATAGCGTTGTACAGTTTCTTTGCAGATTCTGTGGATGGAACGAATTCAGACTTATTCTTTGCGGACAAAGCTTCACTCTGAATTGTCTTCCAATCCTCCATCAACTTATTCGGATTCTCGGTCATATACCGCATTACATTACTGTGGAAAATAGACTGCATTCTAGCAGTTGTGTGCAATCCAGTTCCCACAGCCCGGTACATTGCCGAACCTTCAAATCCTGCCCTAGTGCTAAAGAATCCCATTACCGGGTGAATCTTTCGCCAAGCATCAATAGACAAAGCGCCAGTAACTACGTCGTAGAATTCACCCTGTTCAGGATCAGCCATACGAGCCTCTGCAACCGCAACTTCTGCATCTTTCACAGAATCATCTACAGTCTTTACATTTGCCTTATTAATAGCCCACCGTGTTTCCACGGTGGGCTTTTTCTTTGTCTGAGCTTTTACAGCCGCTGTTGACCTAGCTGCGGCTTGTTCGCCCTCAGTCATTACCTTGGCACGAAGAAGATTCATCGAGGTTTTCATCGTGTTATAGCGAACGGCATCTTCCGGAGAAACTGCCTTTTCCATATCATTCAGAAGCTTTGTGAGGTTATCCATGTAGGCTCCCACAGAGAACCCTTCATTTCCAAGACGGATAACTTCTGCTTCAACTTCTTTTGTCAGTCTAGCAATGTCGGCTGCTGTTGTGGCATTTGCTTGCTTTGTATTGACGAGAATACGGGCCTGCAAACGCTGAGCCAGTTCCGGAGAATTGACCCATTTCTTAGCAGTCATTTCCAGAGCATCGAGGTAATCAGATTTGGCAGACTTGAAGTTATCTGCACCATTCTGAACCCGCCAAGAAATAGACGGAACCATTCCCTGTTTCATTACCTTGCCGTCACCATCGACTCCACGAATAGAGTCAATGATATTCTGATGGACGCCTGAGTCAGGACGCTTTCTCTTAGCAGTAGAGCGAGAACGGTAAACCTTACGATCACCAGTAAAAGCGGCCATGATGTTCTCAATCATCTTTTCCGGAGAATCGCCACGCTGCAAACCACGAGCAAGCATTTCAACACCAGTAGCCAAAGCATTGGGTTGAATGCTGTCCCGAGGTCCAGAAAGCATGTGCTTCTTTACCGAGTCATAGAAGATATCAGAAATATCGTCCATTCCCAGAGGAATAGGAGCATCGTCTGCGGCCTTTTTACCGAGGTCCAGAACAGGATTCATACCCTTTTGACGAGCAATGGCGTATGTAGCTTCCATAATTCGTCGGTACATTCCTGCTTTGTGCCAAGAAGAAATCTTACCGGATTCCATAAAGAACTTGATGATTTCATTATGGGCTGCCAGCAAAGACATTGTTCCCATTTCACCGGGATGCACAGCGCCGCCTGTTTCCACAGAACCTTCCGTAGAAGTCTTATGTCCCGTAGCTGTGGTGTATTTACGCTGAACGCCTGACTGGTACCGAACCATTGCTTCAAATGTACGTTCTGGCATTTTTGCCAGATCGTCCACCTTTACAATTTCCGAATACTTCTCATCAACAACGCCAGTTACCTTTTCGACAACCTGCTCTGCCTGATAACGTGCAGTATCTTCCGGAGTAATCTTATCGAGCATATGCGCGATATTCTGATTAGCTTCCGGATCGACCAGATTCTTTTCCTTGCCCTTTGCAGCGGCTTGGATTTCCCTTTCCTTGGAGAGGAACTCCTTGTAAGCCTTTTCAAAAGCAAGAGCGACTTCCGATCGAATAGCTGTCTTAGGCAAACCAAGCTGATCAATCATCAACTTAACTTCGTCGTCAGTAGCATGGTGAGCAATGTACTGCTTACGGTCCCTCATGTTTCCAGTAGGAACAGTAACGTCACGCAAAGAAACTGGATCGAGACTGTGGTGAGCAGGATCAATCATAGCGAGAATTTCTTCCGGAATCGGAGTTCCATCAACATTCTCTACGACGTTTTCAAGCTGAATTTCTTTCTTGGTTTTCGGAGCAGGGATATTCTGGACGTCCGACTTGTACCTCGCAATAAATTCAGGATCAAGTTTGCGAAGTACAGCTTTCATTTGTTCGCCGTTAGTAGCCTTATCCAAATCCCTTGCAACAATGCGCGGGTGAACGGACTTACCGCCATACTTAATAGTGCCCGAACCGATTTCATCCCCAGCACCTTCCTTTGTCGCAGCTTTACGGATATCTCCGATAAGACCCTTTACGTTGATAGAAGCCTTCGGACCCGGCTTAGGTGCAGAATCCGGAACCTCAACTTCTTTTTCAACCTGACGTTCAATCGTTCGTGGCTTTGAATTCTCCACAGCCTGACGGAATGTTTCAACTGTATTAGCGTCGTAGCGCTTGCGGCTGAAAGGCACCTTAGTGACAATTTCGGAAATCGCTGCATGGAGATCACTTGGAGTTGATTTCATCTTATCCAAGTCATTAGTCAGCTTATCAAGTTCGTCAGCCTTGGTGTTATTGATGATCGGAGAATCTTCAACAGAATCGAGAAGTTTCTTCAAACCGGGAGAATCTTTTGCTGTGCGTGGAATTAGCTTTTCATTTGCTGCAACAGTTTTTGATCCAAGAGCATTTACGAGGTCAGCAATACCAGACATTTCCGGAGCATTGAACTTCTGCGGTGCAATATCCGGTGCATCCTGAGGAAGCTTTTTACCGCCAGAAAAGGGAAGCTCGAATTTAACAAGCTTCCCATTTGCTTCGTTTGCAGACCAGTCTTTATATGCTGCTTTTGCCTCTGAACCGGCATTTTTGATGCGCTGACCAATTCCAGCGGTATCTGCCTTATCAGCAATCTTGGAAATGTTATGTCCAAGATCAACTGCGTCAGAACCGGTAATTGCCTTTGCTTCTCCCACAGCCTCACGAGCAATGTTCGCGGCACGTTTACCGCCTTCCGCAAATCCCTTTGTTCCAGCGAGGGCGGCTTTACCTACGCCAAAGGTGGCATATGTGAGAGGATCAAGAGCAACGTCACCAATAAAACCGCCAAGACCCTGAGCCCATTTAGCAGCATCATTTTCAGTATCCGCTCCACTAAGTTCTTGGACTTCTTTGATATTATCGCCCCAAGTAACAACGTCATTGTCATTACCAAAAGCGGCTGAAATACCCTTTGCAGAACCAACAATCGGAGAAGCGAGAGAGCGCAAAATGCCGCCCACCATATCACCGCTAGCGGACTGCTTTTGTGCTTCGATTATTTCTTTGCCCATGTTTGCTGTAGCATAGTTTCCCACAGAAAGCACGTCAATGATTTGTTTGATTACAGGGGTCTTTGCGACCTTTGCGACAGAAGCCTGAAAACCTTCCCATCCGCCCTTTTTATAGGCTTCATCGAGGGCTTCATTTTCCATCTTATCTTTATCGACGGGACCCTGATATTTGGGAAGTTTAGAAACAGAAGAACCGACAGAAACAGAAGAGTTCGATAGCCCGTCGCGGAAAGCTACCTTACTCAGCAAATCGGCTATATTACCTTGAGACTGCGCGGATTCATCTGCGATTAGTCCCGCTTTGAGAGCGTAAACGTCTCTCCAAGACGGTGCCGGATTTGCCATTTCTGTTCCTATCGGTTCTTCCTTATCCTACGGATACGGAGTTGTACTTGCTCTTTTCCGAAGCAATCCGAGCATAAGCCAAAGCAAGATTAGGATCGAGACCTTGCTCGACCAATTTCTTTGCAATATAGGACTCACTCGGATTTGGTGCGGAACCCCCTGTGGGGTCCTGATAATTAATAATGGCGTCGGTATAAGCGCTGTTTGCAGCACCTGCATCACCGCCATTTTGTGAAATGTAATTGTTGGCATCTTCAAGATTAAATGCGTCCTGAGAACCGCCACCATATTGCATTTGGTTCTTTGCCTGATCTGACGCGAGTTGTGTATAAAACTTCTCACGGTCCCAATCCATCCCCTGCTGATTTTCCAGAGTCGCAAGCAATTCTTTCAATCGAGCATTGGAGGATTCTCCAGCGGCCTGACGAGCTTCCATTTCAGCCTGTTGCTGCTGCGTTCCCAATTCAGCTTCTTTCATATCCAGCTGTCCGAGAATCTGGGTAAGCTGATTACGAAGTTCACTTTGTCGTGCAGAACCTTCAGAAATCAAAGAGTTAGCACGAGCGGTATTTGCAGTTACATCAGAAGCCCCATAAGTCAAAGCTTGCTGAACTGCGCCACCTTTATTGGATGCGTTTTGTTCAATGGCATTAGATTGGACAGAACCTGCGTCGCCCAATCCAGCTTCCTGAATACCCATGCGTTGCAGCATTTCAGTGCGCTTAGCCATTGCTTCATCGCGCTCATTCGACAACGTTTCGTTATTACCATCATAAAGCCCATTAAGGCCGGTAACAAGGGAGTTGCTGTTATTCTGCAGAATATTATTGGCTTGCAGAGTTTCATTTCGTCCACTCTGATAAAGATCGCCAATATTCTTATTTGATACTTCATAGTTCTCATTTGTACGGTTTCGGATTCCCCCGAGGGTTCCTCGTGCGCCGTCAAAAGTAGAACGAACCTGAGCAAGCATTCCTTGTGCTTCTTGTTCAGGATCAGCATTCAAAAGAGAGCCAATCTGATCAAGAATCATTTGGAGCTTATTGGGTGCCTGAGTTTCTGCGAGTGGGGCCGTTGTTTTAGGAACGTGGCGACCACCGTCCATAGAAGCCCTAGGCGGGGTAGGAGAGGCAGGAACCGCAGGCTGTGACGCCTTTTGTTCCTGTGCTTTCCTATTGGCAACATTTGCCTGATAATCAGGACGAGCGTGGTATTTAGCCATATTGGATTCGGTACGCTTTTTCTCATTCTCAGAGAAATCGCCCCACATTCCATTCCAGCCGCCCCACAGATCATCCCACCATGATTTCTCTGCCATGATTGATCCTTACGCGAGAGACTGAGAAGAAGCCAAACGAGAAAGAGCGTCGCGTCGGGCAGAAGCCAATGAAGCCTGAATATCAGCTTCAAAGTTATTGCGGCGGAAACCGAGGTCATTTACTTGATTAATGATCGAGGAACCCAAACCGGTTTTCTGACGGTCATAGTTATTCGATGCATCCTGATGGTTCTTTACGAACAAACCAGAACTTCCCAAACCACGGTTGGCAAAATCTTCGGAAAGACTCGTCAAACCTTGAGTTCGGTTTCGCTCAATTCCCTGAGAAGCGGTCTTGAAATCATTTCCAAGAGTACCCCCCAAATCCTCAGCTTTTACGTTACGGCCCCAAATTCCAGACCCAACCTGACGATCATAATCCGCAATGTATTTCTTGAGTTTATCAGTATACATTGCATCTTGATCAGAAAATGTAGAGTCGTGGCCTTTAAGTTCCCCGTTTCCCATTGCCTCATAATTAGGCTTAGGCGGGGGCGGTGGAGCTGCCGGGGCCGGTGTTCCGGGGCTGTAACCCCCCGTCCAAGGCTGCTGAGAGGGTGCTGAGGGAATGTAGTTGGTCACCGGAGGATTGTAACGCGGTGCCTGATAAACAGGAGCCGCCGGTTGCGTACTAACTACCGGTGATTCAAAAGACAATTGTGGCGCTGGCGGTTGATACGAATCACTGATTTTCTTCAACTGCCCAATAGGACTTGGTTTAACCATTTTAATTACCTCCCAGATACTTTAGCAGATATTTCCTGCGGGTATTTGCTTCGTTATCTCTTGTTTGATATCCCGCAGGATCAACTCCCCCTGCCCCAGCTTGGGGACTAGGGGAACCTCCGTTGTAAACTCTGCTACCTACTGCATAGTCATTATTTGCAGAATAACCTGTTGCAGTATTCTGGGACGCAGTGTTTACTGGCTGCCCCACAGTCTGTAACCGTTTGTTGTAACGGTCAATGAATGTGTCTCTATTTAGCATAGCTTAATCATTCCCCCTAAGCAATTAGTTGACTTGGTTAAAGACCTTCTCCTTAGGCAGAACATAGGAAGTAATCGAGAAGAGCTTTGTCGGCCCCGTCGTCGAATTTCCATACGTTTCAAGATCGACCTCGAAACTAATCTGCCTAAACCGGAGAGATTTAAGAATCTTCGCAAAGATTCGTCCATTTTCTGTTGAAGAGTTGCTAACGTCAGCTTCATCCAAAACAGTCAAAGAAGCAGTCAACCAAACCAACGGATTACCTGCGGTACCTTGAGAAAGCTGGGTATGGGTATATGCCTCAAGCTGACCCCAAGAAATAGGAAGCTGCTTGGCAATCGGGATTGCTTTCGTCAGAACCTTATTCGTGGTTTTCATATCAATACCCCACCAGAAAAGCCGCTTATGGGCAGATGGTGCTTGATAGTCGTAGCTCTTTGTCCTCAGGTGACATTTAATAAACTCAACGACGTTTGAATTAAATGAATACTGATCGGTGATTTTAATCAATGTCTGTGGGGACTGCATAACGGTTCTCTGCAACGAGGGATTCGTAATAGAGAAGAACTGCCCGGCAGTATTCAACGTGGAATGATACACCGTGAGATACCCGGCCAATGCCCCGTCCGGTGCCCTAAATGTGACAGAAAACGGACCAGCTGCAAGTGCGTTTTCAACAATTGCAGATGCTCCGTTTTTCAACAGATAAGTTATACGAGCGGTGGCATTTCCCAAACTAGAAGCATATGTTCCAGTAAAGACCAGCTTCTGACCAGCGGTTATCATCAGGTTATATTCTTCGTCTGGATTGAAGAATATAGTCCCTGTAGAAGCTCCGTTAGTAGTGCGCTCACTCTTTACGGTATTAGGTCCCACGAAAGAAACTGAATGACCTGCGGTTTGCTTGGAATTAGCATAAGTGATAAATACAGGGTCACTAATATCTGGAGCCAACTCTGCGGACAATGACTGTGAGGTTCCTCGTGATTCTGCAATATACGTCGATTGCGTCGAAGAAGAGGAATCGGCGGGGAGTTCAAAGAATTTACCGGGGGTTCCACAGTACGACCTCCATTGTGACCATGTTTTCGTGTCTACAAAATAAGAGTAGATCGTATTGTAATACCTGACGATTAATCGCCGTGTCACCACAGACAGAGATACTTCGTTAGCAATACCATCCACAGCCTGAGAATCAGTTTCAAACTTTACGAACCTATTGATCTGGTTGTAAATGTTATTGACCAATTCATAAATGCGGCCTTGATCGTACACATAAACGAAGTTCTCGAATTCAGCGACACAGCGGGAATTGGCAGCACCAATCATTCCACTGATCTTATCGACCTGACCTTTATCCGGGGCATTCGGATATGAGAATCGCCACGTTCCGTCATTCTTAAAAATGAGGATCGAGTTATTCAAAGGAAGAAGGGCGGTAATAAAACCACCCTCACCGGGAGCTACCTTGATAAAGTCTACCGAGGTATTCCATTGATCCAAATGCACGCCAGTGGCGTCGATTTTAGAAAACCAGAGCGTACTTCCGTCTGTAGAAGAATCCCTACCAGCCAGCCACAAACGGGATTTGTATGAAATGAGGATATTTCCCTTAGGCATTTGTGCAATGTCTGTGGGGCTGGCATCCGCCTTACGCCATTTAAACCCGGCAACGGAAGCCCCGGTCCCCACAGAGAAATAGCTGTAATCATCTACTTGGGCATATCCTGTTACCTTATTCGTAACTCCAGTGAGAAGTTTGAATTGGGTAAAGGCAGCTACATTGCCGTTCAGCATATAGCCTAGTGACCAATCGGTACCAGTCCATTTCTGTGCGATAAGGTACCATTCCGAGCTAGTTACTCTGTGAATACCGAGGACATTCCAGCCCTCCGTAAGATTGTTTGCGAGCAAAGACCCGTCAACAACTTCCATGGGAGGGCGCGAGGTAAGTGCGGAATCGAGAGTGACTTCCATATTTACCAATTCCACAGCCTGAGAATCATCTGCTTCACCAGCTGTAGAAATATTATTAAGGCCGCCAACAAAGGGGCCAATAAGGATCGGCTTACCAGACATTAGTAGGCGTCCTCTCCGTCGAGCCGAATAGTGGGATAAGAGGACCCTTGATTTGTCGTCTTATTCTGACGCATTCCGAGGCTCTTCTCGAACTGAGCGAGTTTCATTTGCGCCATTTGTGCGTTTTCATCAAGCTCATAAGCCTGAGAGATAACATACTGAACAAGCGCATTGAAATAAGAATCGGGAATTCCCAGCAAACTTCCTGAGTTTGTAACGTCCTCAGGATACGCTGTGAATCGAATCTTCAATCCATCGGTAACACTGTCTGTAGGAGTCGGAAATAGGACTACATTTCCTTCTTCGTAATACCAACCAAGCGGTACTCCGGAAGAACGATCATTCGAAGTAGTTCCCCATTCCTCAGCTTGCTGTACCGTGATAGGCCGAAGAACTACGCCGTTATAGCGAATTGACGTAATGTTTGCGATATTAACCACAGACGGATCGGTGAGCATGGAATAAGTATCCAAGCCAGCAATTACGTCTGTGGTAGCAACCTTGGCGTTTATGAGAGTATTTGTGTCAACAATCTCTCGCTGCGCATCATTCGTCCAGCGGATAATATCTGCGTCGTTGATCTGAACACCAGATTCGTCGCCGAATTGCCGCTTTACGGCTGTAAGAACATCACCGACAGACTTAGTGCTCTTTTCAACGGGCATTGTTATTCCTTAGGTTCGTTGAGTCCCAGATAGGGAGCATCGACTCCGATCTTCACACCATCAATCTTATAAGTGTGAAGTCGACTACTTGCGATTGCGTGAACCTTTTCGAGCTTTTCACGCGTTTCTTCTTGAATTGCTTTCTCAGCAATTTCCTTGACCTTTGCATTCCGGTCCAGCATATTCTGGTAAAGAACATCTGCACCGTGCCGCTCAGAATCATTGTCGTAAAGCCATTTCTGAATCCAGTTCAGGCTCTTGGCTTCACTTTCAGAAAGTTCCCTAATGACGTATCCAGCGTACTGATCGACGATAGCGAACGGCTTATCCTTTTCACGGTCATTACGGTTTTCCACAGGCAGATAGGCAACCCTAAGATTGTCATAAGCTTGATTGATAATGGCGTCGTTTTCGAGGACTTCCGACGGTACCAGCGTCGATCCGATAAATTCGTACATTAGGGAACTTTCTGCTAGTTACTTCTTGACTTCTTTAAGAACCTCAGCAATATCCGCACGGATATTAAGACCAGTCTGATTTACCAGACCCGGCAGAGATTCCTTGCCAATGATGGATTCATTGGTCTTGCTGTTATTGAACATTGCGTAATGCTGTGCCTTGAGCGCTTCCGAAACGGTAGGAGGCTTCGGGAATTCCTTGGTGGGGGAAAAAGCCTGCTTGTTCAGGAAGTGGTGTGCAATACGCTCAAGATCATTATCTGTAATAGCCATATCTTCGTCCTCTTCTCCAAGTTCTTCGTTAGTCATAGCGAAGAACGTTTCCCAGTCAAAATCAGGACCGGGATCGAAACGGGAAAGTCCGGAATCACCGTGAGCACAGAAACCGGGAACTCGTGCCCTAGCCTGTTCTCCGGAAATACGGACTCGTGGAACTTCAATGTCGTAATTCTCACGCATGTAACGGACAAAATCGGCCGCACAAATAGCGAGATTACGGTAATACTTTAGACGGGTCTGGATTTCAATCCCCAGCCAATCACGAGCATTACAAGCTGCGGAGATTCCCACAGCCCAGTTATTCGTTTCCGAATCCTGCCAAGTTTCCCATTCCCAGTGTGCCATTTCGATAATGGTATTAGGATCGACCAGACGATGGTAAGAACCATAATCTTCTCGTCGGGCAATAAACCCAGCTACATTTGCGGCCCCGTAGCCCTCTGCTGTGTGCATAATTACGGTGCCCGAAAGCTGACCATAAATACCACGTCGCTGAGTTACATACTGACCCGCATTGGGATTCGGATGATCTGAGAGATAATATCCCATCATTTACCTCCGAATACGTTCCAAAGGAAACCACCGGCTGCGACAATAAGTGCAATAACCGCTGTAGTCCTTGGGAAACTTTGACCTGCTCGGTCGAACAGGTTTTTAACATCCTCACGGATATTACTGATATCACCGCTATTGGTCGTTACGCGAGTAGAAACGCTAGTAACTTCCTTGGTGATTTCATCTTTTACTGCGGTCAAATCAGTTCGGAGTCGAACGGCATTCTGCTCTATATCCGTAATACGTCGCCCATGCTCAGTAATCACAGTTGTCAGAATGCCTTTCAACTCGCCTATATCTACTCTGATTTGGGTGTAGTTGTCACTTTCTGTCGAAACCATTCCAGTCCCCCTGCTAGAAGTGGAAAAGTTATCAGACAATTCCTACAAACGTACCGATAGCCGCAGCAGAACCAGCAACAGTGCAAACATAAATGCGCTGATTTGCGGTAGAAGGCGTATCAGTACGGAAGTAGAATTCTCCAACAGCACCGCCATTAGGCACAGTACCAAGGGCAGGGGCACCGGAACCGGTATAGGGTTCAAATACCTTGATATTGCCCATATTTACCTGACGGTCGAATTCCTGCTCATTCCCAAAAGGAGCGGCGAGAAGCTGATTCAGGTTCTTTGCGGGGAAATACTTCTTAATCCGGTTAGCGAACCGCTCGTTACGGTGCATGTAACCGGGAGAACCGAGTTTTGCAAATGGCATTTCAGACCTCCTAAGTCTATTTTATCTTAACATTAGAAAAGGCACCTGACCACAGTCAGGTGCCTTTTCCAGTTTTTAATTAGCTGAGTTTCTTAGCTTGAAGTTCAGCGTATTCTACATATCCGTTTGTAACTCCGGAATCCTGCTCCATAGATACACGCATAATCGTAGCATTCGCAGGAACGGTCACCTTATTATAAACAAGCGAGAAACCATTAATTCGATCACGAATAGTGTAGTTCTGCGAGAGGTTAGCGTTGGCTCCGTCCCTAAACCTTGCAGCAAACAAAGCAGAGGCATCCCCTGTTGAACGAACGAGGCATGAGAGCTCCCATACTTCCCCGGCGGTAACGTTTATTGGGAAATAATCGTTCGGAGTTGTGGTGAAGTTTTCAATAGGCATCAATCGGAAGATATTACCAAGAATACCCTCTTCTGTGTAAACCAGCTTATTATCGGCTGGCATCTGCTTATTTGCCGCTGAACCCACAGTCAGCCCTGTAATAACCTGAGACGTATCGATGTTTGTGATTTCAGCGCCGGGAATTGCAGACCCATCATCAACAAACGAAGTATTCGTTCCAAGACTACTAGTACCAATAAAGCGCCAAGTAGTTTCTCCCGGTCCTTTTCGGTAGATTCGGTAACCGCGAGCCGTACCAACTGTGGAGTTAGTAATCGTAATTCCGCCCTTTGCGGAAAGAGTCACAACACGTTCGGCTGACGGTACGGATTCACCCCAATAAGTACGGGTTGTGTATTTGTAAGAATACGTACCTGCTGGCAATTCACCGCTACCTACGTTAGCTACACCTGCCGTAAGGTTTGGAGCAGCCAAAGTAGTTACAGTCTGCATAAAACCGTTAGTCAATGCATCTGTTCCCTGCGCTTCTGCGCGAGCAAAGTGAGGATTAAGAGGCACACGATTCTTTACGGAATCCCAAGCAAACTGTCCGATATCATTGGATTTCGTACCAGAAGTTGGGTGAATTCCGTCAGAAGAAATACCGGGAGGCCAACCTCCATTAGAATCTCCAAATCGAGCGTGCCAATCAATTACCTGAACGCCCTTTACTTTTGCCCATTTTCGGATGGATTCGTTCCACAGGGCTGTCTTGTCTCGCATTGCATTGGTATCACTGCGAGGCCAGATAGTGCCGACAATCATACGAGCATTCAGAGCAGATACTCGACGATAGTAAATCTCAAGATCATTCATGAATTGAGCCAAAGTACGGTTCTGGCCAATATCATTGGTTCCGAATGTCGCAAGAACTACATCGGGAGTATAAGCTGCAACTTCCGCTGCAAACCGAGAAAGGCCGCCGTCAATTCGCTGACCGCCCAATCCTGCATTTCGGACAAGATTTATACGGCCCATTGATTTATAGGCCATGCAAGCCGCCCAGCTAGCGCTACGGTCCTGACCAGTGGTATTTGCGGTGGTTCCACCAATGGTAATAGAATCACCATCAACTACCCATTTCTGCCCGTAAGTAGGACCGAATGCCCCATTAAATACGGAATCTTCCCCAAGGAAGATATTAGTAGCTGCATCCCGAAGGATTGCTACTTCTTCATCTTTAACGTCGGGAAGAAAGCCGTTGAGCTTCGCCTTTGCAAGAATCAGTGTTATGTCGTCATTATAGGTTCCCATTTTTCCCCCTTACTGTGCTAGGCCAAGGCTAATTAGCGCTGTGCGAATTGAATTGACAAGTGTTTGTGTAGTTGCTGCATCCGTAGCCGCCGCAGTAAGAGTTGGTCTAACAACAGGAGTTACTCCATTAAAACCAATCTTTTGATCACGAGTCATACGGAGCATTGTTGCTTTCAAAGCGCCAGCATTTGTAAATGCACGGACTACGAAATCACTACCAACATCACCGGTATTTTCTGTGGTATTATCCGGACCGCAGGACCATCGTGTAGAAAGACCTGTGGCAAACCTCAATTCACGGAATACGGAGTTTGGACCATTTACCGTGACATAGTAGCCGTCTCCCACAGTCGCACTGCTGGAACCTGCAATAAGGCCGCCGGTGTAAGTCATTGTTCCGCCAGCAATTGTTCTGGCAGTTTCCGTGATCTGCTGAACAGCACCGATTACAGAGTTGTTTGCCTGAGAATAGAATGTACTGTTACTGGCATTATCGCAACCGTAAATAAGTCGAGTTACGGTACGGTTATCAACAACGTGGTTTCCAGTAACACGGACGTTATTCACTGTGGAAAGGGAGAACCCTGAACCGATAATGACGTTTGTTCCGAAGTTATGGTTGTGAGTTGTTGTGCCAACTGCTGTAACGCCGTCAGACAAGAATTCAGTACCCGGATTAACGATAGTGTTATTCGTCACCGTAACAACCCTAGAGCCTGCACGAATAAGAACACCGCCGCGAGCACATTCTACAAGCACGTTATTCGATACGTTGATATTCTCAGCCCATTGAAGAACTGTGAGTGCCTCAGAATCGGTCAAACCTGCAATGTAAACGCCAACGCCGTATTCATCCGAAGGTTCATCAATAGGACCTCGACGAACATCAGTGAAAGAGTTGCCAACAATAGTTGCATTGCTCCCACCCTTTTGCAGAGTAACACCGGTATTTCCCAAACGCTTACCGACATTTCCAACAACGGTAACGTGCTTAGGGCCACCTGCGTCGTCATATCCCGCTACCCAAATAGCGTTATAGCACGCATCTTCGATGTAGTTTCCCACAGCCACTACAGATTGACCGCCCCGAGAAAGGCTAAAGCCGTTATCCATAGAGCGGCGCGAAGTATTGTTTAGGGCGACTGCATTCTCATAGAAAATCCAACCGGGGTCAAAGCAGTTTTCTACAAGAGAACCTACTAGTTTTGAATATCCACGTACACCGGAGAAATAGATAGGGAGACCCTCTACTAATCCAATGAACTTGCAATCTTCAATTATAATATCGCTGGCCTGATAAGCAACACCGGCAGTCGGATGGAGGTCGCCCTGAATCTTAATTGCTGTTCGGAAACTAGGCCCGGTAGTTGTTCTTGCCCTACGAGGTCCGGTTGCATCATCTACGCCGGGGCCAACAAATCCAAGATTCTTGAATGTCAGTTTGGAACAGGCAGAAGTATTGTAGAAAAGAGTAAAGAGATTCGCTGTTCCCGTAAGAATAGTGGAATCCTTACCCATTCCTTCAATAGTGCAGCCGTGAAGTCCTCCAAAGTTTACGCCTGTATTACCAAAAACGTAGGAAGAAGATCGGGCAAGAATTCGCTTGATATTGAATGTTTTTGCTGCATTTACAGCACGCTGCCAACCTACAGCAACTGTGGCATCCCCGGGGAGAATCTGCTCATCAACTGAGATATAAGGAATCTTATCCGACGATTGGATAATTACATCATCTTTGAACAGTTCCGAAGCTAGAGCTTGAAGAACATCAAGTTCCTCATTCTTTACATCGGGAAGGAATCCATTTAGTTTAGCTTTTGTCAGGATAAGGCTTATATCGTCGTTGCGTGGCACCTAGCCCCCTTTCTGAATTAGATGCAAAAAGAGGGAGTAGGGAATTAACCCTACTCCCTCTTTATTATTCGACTAGTCTAGCCTCAAGCTTAGACTGCCGGGTCCTCAGCGATGTTTTTGATAACACCGTGAGCGTTGCGCTGACGAGTACCCAATTCAGAGTATTCGTAAAGGTGAGCGCGGTAAGCGTCATAAACGCCATTCGCGTCAGTCTTTTGCTTCCACATTGATCCATCACGATCAAGGAACTGGAAACCATGCGGACGGTAGAGGTTGATCTTCTTTTCGTTCAAGAAGTATGCCGTTCCCTTAGGAGCGTCATTATCAACAACCATCGGAATGGAACCAGCGGCACCGGCAATGAATTCCAGACCCTCAAAGCCGCCTTCGAATTTCTTCGAACCGGTAAACCGGCGCTGCTGAACAAGAGTCTGCCAATAAGAGCGCTGAACGCCGTCAGTCGTAAGAATAACCGTCGGCTTAGAGCCGCGCTTACCCAAACGGTCAGACATACGCATGAATACTGCTTCCGAGAAAGGAGTTTCAATGCCGCCCTGATTGTTTACTTCGGACTTCCACAGCCGCTGTGCAGCCGGGTTAATGCCATAAAGAGTGGATGCGTTATCTACAATTGCGGCAAGACCCGTCCATTCACGGTTAAAGGAACCCTTGCGAACAAGAATGTCACCGGCAACAACACCAGTCAAAGTACCGGTTACGGTAACTTCGTTGGTATCTTCATTGACCGTTGTAACGGTAATGTTGGTCTGGCGAATTGTTGCGGTTGCCGCAACCTGAATATCCAGAAGTTCATCATCCTGAATATGTTGGTGGTTATCAACCGTAATTACCTGCCCAGTGACAGAAACAACAGTTGCAACCCGGCCATTACCATTACCGAAGTACTGGCGGTTACGGTCCTTAGAAAGGTCGTCCTTTACGCCATTAACTTCAAGTTCCATTGCCGAAGCAAAAGACTGGTAATCCTTTGTTGCCAGTTCATAAGTCTGACCAGTAAGTTCGATGGAACCATACTGATAACGCAGACCCAGCTGAGCACGAACCGTGCCCTGCTTTCCTGCATTGGGAAGGGCTTCGCCTTCATTACGAGCACCGATACCATTGTTTCGAGAAACATGGAGCGGGAAAACTACGTAGCGGCCACCGTAAGGAAGTGAACCCGTTCCTTCTTTAGAAGGCTTAATACGGTTATACGCAACGGTATCGTTATTAAGCTGCTTCTCCAGAGAACCGGAATAAACTTCTTTGAGGATGGGCTCAAGATTTGCCATTGTCTGTGGCATTTAGCATCCTTTCAAGAACAGGAGGGTTTATCCCTCATTAGCAAGCCTAAGCTGTTCTGCAACATATGCGATACGGTTTTCGCTCGACATATCTGCTACAGAAACCTTAGAGCTAGGGAGTGCCCTATTTCCAGAGGAAAGATTGGGCGGTGCAGGAGCAGAACCAGGCTTTTTAAAGAATCCCAACTGTTCAATCTCTTGTGCGGCAGCGATCAAATCCTCGCGCTTACCAGAAAGCTGAGAATTTGCGATTGCCCTTTTGATTACTTCCTGCTGAGGAATGTGTGGGAAATCAGTCTTAAGCTGGTTCATTTCGGTTTCAATTTGCTGCGAAACTTTCTGATCAATTGCCGCTTGCTGCATCTGAGAAATCGTCTGCGTGGCGAATTGAGCTTGCTGCGCTACTTGCTGAAACCTAGGGTCCTTTGTGATATCCGATTCTTCATCGGAAATATCAAACTCATTCTTCTGCGGTTGGCCCTGGCTATTGTTCTGTTCCTGAATGGCCTGTTGCTGAGCAGCAGTGAAGTTGTGCGCCTGATTGAGATAATCAAAAACCCCTCGGGGGTTTGTCTCAATCAGGTGCGCCAACTGCAATGCATTGTTAATAGAATCAGGATCGATTCCCTGCTCTGCAAACGGCTTAAAGGGAGCAAACTTCTGCTGTACCTCTTGCGCGTATTTGTCGGACTTGGAAAGGTGTTCTTTCAAGTGACCGTGGAATTCCTGCGGAACCGGTGTAAGAATATCGGCCCAAGCAGGATTGTCACTAACCTGTTCCTGCTGTTCTTCGTTAGTTGTACCTTCGGTTTCCACAGCCTCTATCGGAGAAACTGTTTCGGTGGATTCCTCTTGGCCCTGACCATCTTCAAACATTATAAGTCCATTCCGAGTTGTACCTTTTTATGGGCCCTGACTCTGTTTATGTGTTTAGTTTATCTAAGCAGGCTGCCCTGCGTCAACGGGTGGCATTCCCTGCATAGGGTCTGTTCCGCCGCCCATTTCTGGACCGCCCATTTCTCCACCCATTTGAGCCAAAGGATCACCAGCAACGCCGCCCTGCATCATTTGTGCTAGTGACTTCATCATATCCTTATCCTTATGAGCTTGAACATGGCGTACAAACTCTTCTTGGATAACAGGATCGAGACCCTCAAAACGCTGAGATTTCATGAAATTCTCATGCATAAAGATATGGACCTTATCATTATCCCAGTCATTAACAGGGAGCATTGGAGCATCAAACTGATCCAATGCCTGAGCAAGGGAAGGATTACCGCGAGCGGTTTCTTCATCCATACTAATTTGAGCAAGATACATTTCTTTTTGCTCAGTTGCCATATCCCGAGACTGCTGAATTTCAGCCGCATCGGTATTTGCCAACTTCATGTTTTCCCGCTTAGCTGCATTCTCGTCTACCTTAACAAGCTGGTAGTACGCACGCATATTCGGGAGGTCAAGCATTTCCAGACCCTTATCTGGAGGAACAAATCCTCGGTTCATAAGGTCTGTTATGAACGCCCGCATTGCAGCCTTGGAAGTAGGCATTGAAGTGCCCACCTGAATACGGATATCGGTTCCGTTCTTGATATCCGCGCCCGTAAGAAACTGAGTCGAGAATGTTTGGTCGAGTCCCACAGCCTTGATAAGACGAGGCACAGACCAATACTGGACGACCAATTGCAATACCTGACGTGCAGCATTTTCCGTCGCCCTTTCAATGCTCTTATAAACTGGAGCCATATAAGAATCATCACGTTCTTGCAAGAAGTTAATTGCAGTTGCAGCGGTAACGCCGGTTGGTGCAGAACCCTTGGAAACCTGATGTTGCCCTGAAAGGTCCTCGAAATCTCGCAAAAGATTCTCGTGATCCTTATCAACAAATCCCGGCAAAGGCGGAATCTGAATAGGCGTCGGCGGAGTGAATCCCGGTTTAATAGGAATCAGCTGACCGGGTTTACTTGTCCACTTATCAGGGTCCACAGACCCCTCCTGAACAAAATAGCCCGCCTTTGTCGAAGCATTGCGAGCTTCAATAATCTGCGAGCGGTTCCGGTTGATTTCCTTTTGGAGCATAATAAGGTCCTCAATTACAGAGGAACCGTAATAAGCGCCCGAGGGAACTCCGTCGATCTTTACATATGGGTATTCCCCGTGACTGAATGGAAATTCCTTATTGCAGTAGACAACAGAATCATCTACAAGAATTACCATCCCACCATCGGGGAAGAGGTTTGTTGCACCGGGCTTGATCCACGTTTCAATCACCAAGCAGGAATCAGGCTTTGCAGACTGTTCCGAGCTAATGTGATTCAGGTGACGAGTTTCAAAGATTTCATTAGTAGAAACTGTGGTGGGCTCTTTTTCAGGATCAAGCTGATCACCAAAACGAGCTTTCACTTCTTCAATACTCATGGTGTAAACGTGGAACATGAAAGGCTGACGCTGGAGTTTCTTCTCCATCAGATCCGGAATCAGGATATGAAACGGAGTTGGTGCAGAGAAATCGAAGTCACCCTTTAGATCGAGATTCTCCATTTCAGCTTTGTCAGTTGTCGGAGCGCTTTCATCCCAATAATTTCGCACGTAACCAACGCCACAAATAGAGGTCCAGAATGCTGAATCATCCATAGCATCGTCGAAGCCTTTTGTCTGCGAAACATATTCCCACAGGCTTTCCGCAGCTTCTGCTGCAATAATATCTTCATCTTCTGCGGACGCGGGAACAACAGCGGCAATTGGTTTCTGCGTTGTCATTCGAGAAATTTCGGTACGAACTGTGGGTCGGATACGGTTAATAACCATCCGAACGCGACCGGGAACACTAGGAGCCTTGATAATACGGCCTGACTGTGAAATCGAGCAGTATTGATTTCCCTTGAAGAATTCCATATTGAGATACCACTGATTGTGAATCGCAATATGATCCTGTTTTGCTTTCAAATACTTCGTCTTTACCCATCCAGCGACTTGCTTATGGTAAAGCTTTTCCGCTTGCTTTTCAGCAAGTTCGTCACCTTTTGGATCATCGGTATCTTTAAAGTCTGGAAGTTTGTCTTTAGGTTGACGGGCGGTATCGCTCTTCAACATTGACGCCAGCTTCTGTGAAATAATCGAACTCATTTTGTGTCAGGCCCCCTCTCATGGCTATCAGGGTTTCATAATCTTCTTCGTCCGAAGATTTATTAGGCGGGATTGTCGAATCCGAAGTCGAGGGTGAGAACGTCCCCGAATTCATTTTCTCCGGGCTTTCCCCCTGTGAGGGATAAGTCGTTGGATTCATCACCTGTATCTGCTGGTACGACAGCGGATCGCGAGCGCTTAGAAGGCTTACTGACTTGTCCAGAATTTGTTGGTTCTGGCTTATCAGGGACAACATCGGCTGCTGGCTTTTCTCCACTATCTGATTGATCGCTTTCAGAATCATCTTGAATAGCAGAAAAAAGAGACTCGTTGTTAGGATCATAGCGAGCAAGAACGCCACGGAAATCATTAACCAAGTCGTCGAGTCCATCTTGAAGCTTTCCTACTTCCTTGGGAAGAATTCCGATCTGCAATTCCAGTCGGGCAATGGTTGCCTTATATTCAGCCACTTCATCTTTAGTAGCCATTCCAAGGACTCGTGCCATATCTTCCACGTCTGATACACGAAGAAAGGCAAAGCCCATGCGATCGTCAAGCTCTGTTCCCAGATTAAATACCGGGCCGTCCTGCGTTCCGTGAACAATGTCCGCAGCCAAGAACCCAAACGGGGCTTCGTGCATTGTGAAACGCGAGCTTGGGTGATGATTTTCCGGAAGAACAGATTTCCTCTGGACAATAGAAGCATCATTGGCTTCATAACCGTTAGAAAGAAGGTCGCCCATTACTTATCTTTCTCGTCAGGGAACAAGTCCTTTTCAAGATCCAAATGCGTCAGTAGGTCCTCTGCTTCGGATCTTTCTGGTGCTGAATCTTCCGCTGGCTTTTCAGCGCTTTCAGATTCGCTTTCTTCCTCGCCACTTTCGGGGGAGTTTTCTTCTTCGTCATGGAATACCACGTTTTCTACAAAGGGACCAACAACAGGTTCCAGAGGCTTATTAAGATCATTGATTACGCGAATTGCACCAGTAGAAATGGTGGCTTCCTCGAATACCTTGAAGAAATCAAGGGGAGTGCCAGTTACTTCTGCACGGTGACGTTCGTCGCGAATTGCGTCAACTTCGTGGGCATAAGGCCCGCCTTCAACGACGTTTTCAAAATCCGACTTCTTGAGGTCGCTCATTATCCCACTCCTTCCATATCCCATTCGGATACGTCATTTACTTTGAAAAGACTTTGAGCCGGAGATACCGGTTCCCTAAACATAGATTGAACCACATTATCGTAAACCGGTGTTCCAACTTGTTTAACTGCTCCAACTCTATCAGGCATGTTAACTTTCGATCCAGTGGCAGTACTAAATGCTAGATCGGGTTGCAGGGTAAAGAAGTAACGCAGTGAGTCAGGAGCATCATCATCTTTCTTATGGATTGTTCCCTTTGGTGCATTCTCGAACTGCATTTTCTTAGACGCATAGGTTGCCCAACGGAGACGCAACATCTGATGTTCCAGAGTTGTGCAGTTAGCTGTGTATTGCCAGTAAGGACGATCATCTTCTGAATACCGAGTATCCGGCTTCATGTATTGTTCGATTTTTACCAGACCAATATTTACTGACCCCGGACCCGTCGGTACACCCTCAACCGCGAGGAATATCCCGTGGCGCGCATATTCTTGAATGTCGGAGACGCCTGTATTTGATCGAGTTTGTCGAAGAGCCGGATCACCCGTCCGAAGATAAACTTTGATATTGTTTTCACTTTCGAACTCCTTGATCTTTTGAGCCCAGCTTTGAATATCGACAAATGATTCGACCATTTCATGGAACGTAGTAATACGCCCATTAGGTTCTACAGCGTGCCACAGCCAAGCCGTAGGGTGCGCCCATCCAATATCAATAGACGTATATACGCGCATATCGGGAGTAAGGGTAAAGACGCCCTGAGTTTCTTCATTCCAGCGGTGAACTTCCGGATTAAAGTTCTTGAATACACGTCCACCCAATTGAACGAACTGACCTTTTTCACGAGCAGAACGTTCCTGAGGATCAAGTCCGGAAAGATATTCCTCAGCTTCTTCTTTTGAAATGTGGGGGTTATCAAGCATATCTGCCTGAATAACATCGAACTTCGTATTCGTCTTGGATTCAACCACAGGCTCATAGATATCTTCATAAACCCATGTAAGACCATCCAGAGGCGTCATAGAAATCCACCAGCTACCGCCGGTATCAATTAGACGTGCTCGACATTCATTAAAAATATGCTTAGGCGGTTCCTCATCGAACGCGACAAAGTGACGGGACGTTCCAGCGAATTTATCCAAGTCCTGATCGTAGGACATAAATTCGATGAACGATCCGTTTTCAAGTGTGAGAGTTTTAGATTCTTTGTTCCAAGACTTTTCCCACTGACCTTCAATCAGGTATTTCTTGGGGAGCCATTGCTTGAACAAAGGAAGGATAATTTTGCCAAGACCGTTAATAAAGTCAACGCAAACCAGACGGCCGCGGACAGGTTCTTTTGGCATTTCTCTGTGGGGATGCGTTTTGGTAATCCACATAATGCATTCGAGAACGTCTGCAATTGTCTTACCAGCACGGTTACCACCGATATAGAGACGTCCCTTTTTCTTGGACGTGTGAAACCTCTGCTGCTTTTTATGCGGTTCATAGCGAGACAAATTTGGGAGATACGCCGTTGTTACTAGCGTATCTCCCAATTTGCCAAGCATATCTGCAATTGTAGGCTGCTCTTTCGTAGCCACTATGCCTCCTGTAGGGACTCTTCTTTCTCAGAGCCTACAGCACAGTTAGCGTGAAAGACTACCTCTTCTAATTTCATGAGCGCTCTATCTTTATCTTCATTTGCGGGAAGTAAATGAAGAGCACTACGAAGAGAAGAAATTCGAGCATTGATTCCTGTATAAGCGAGTTTTTGCCCTTCCGTTCCATCCTTGAATTCCATTGTTCCCCCAGCGGAACTAGAAGCTAATTACGAGCTATTGCAGCATTTGCCCAGAACATTGCTTCTTCAAGCTTTGTTAGTGCAGTTGCCTGTTCACGTCCTGCGGGAAGATTACTTGCCCAATACTGAGCAATATTCTCCATCTGTGCCCGAATAAGAGCGTGCTCTTTTACTTTGGCTTCGTCGGGCTTGTGATATCCAAACCGATTTTTAATATCGTTTGTCCGCTTAGCCCCCTCTTCCTCTTTACGACGATTCCAACCGCAGATGCAATGCTCAAAAGGACGTTCGTGCTTTACGTCATGTTCCACAGTCTCAGTCATTTGTTTGCCTTTCTAGGCCTTGTTCTTTTCGCCAAGCTCGGAAGTTCTTCAAATAGACAGAACCATATACAAAAGCGGAGACAATAAATCCCCATTGTTCGGAAACAATTCCATAAGTTACCCACAGAAGCTGAGCAAAAAGGCCAACGCCCCAGCCCCAGTAGTTTTTCTTACCTGCAAGATAAATTCCGAGGACGCCGATTGCTGTAAGAATCCATGACCACCACATTAAGCGGTTGTTGAATCGGTAGCACCCATTCCTGTAAGTGCAGCAATTACGGAAGCCAAGGCAGTATTGCCACCTTTAGCGCCCGAGATTGTTACACCTTCAAGAAGAAGTGGAGAATCAGAACCGTTATGGGTATGCCCACCAGACGCCGCCTGATTAACTCCCGGTCCCAATGTGTGATGAATTGCTTCATTACTTGAATCAGTATCTGCGTAAGTATGGAACTTTCGAACCACATTTACATCAGGAGTTTCTTCTGCTGGCTGACTCATGAAATATCAATTCCTTCTACGAAGTATCCGTTGGGAAGATGAATTGGATAAGTTGCTTTGCCTTCTTCCATCAACTTATACATTCCGCTTTCTACAAGATATTCATACATTGAGATATTCGTAGTGGGAGTTATCTCCACAGGGGAGCCTTCGATAATAAGCTTCATCGTAGCCATAATTCTCCTTTAATTAGCTGACTTCACCAACGTACTTAACTTCGAGCCAAGAACCGTTATATCCGTCAGTTCCCCAAGTACTGCTGGTGAATGTCATGCCCAAACCAATTCGATCATTCTCATTCAGGTCATAAGTAACTGTGGTGTGAGTAATGTAATCATTGGTATCGCCCTTCCAAGAAACGGAAGTTGTACCAACAATCGGAACGCTGTTTACGAATGCGCCGCCACCGAATTTTGCAGCCGCACCACCAGTTGCATAAATCTTTGTTCGGATTTCATATTTACCCGTCTTGGGAATTACGAGACGACCAGCGGAAGAAGTTTCAAAAACCATTCCACGAAGTTCCTGTGCAGCCGTAATGATTACGCCTACATCGACTCCATTAATTGTTTGGAATCCAGCAGTTCGTCCGATATGTCCAAAAGGGTCATCGAGTCTTAGGCGATTTCCCACAGCGGCATCAATCTTATCCAAGTTTTCATTGGTAAGATCAAGATCGTAGTTTTCACCTGCGGCAGCCTTCTGCAAAAGCAGATTAGGTGTAGGTGTTGGCAATTAGCCCCCTATCAGGGCTCTAACGCCCTCATTGCTTTTAATTGAACGTCTTGCCCAATTTGGTGAAGAATTACAGGGTCCTTCACATTATCTTCGATAATCTCTAGTAGTATAGCAAATAGCTTTTGTGCGTCAATCTGCTTGTTCTTTGCAGGATCAAAATGACCGGTCATAGCAAAACCAAATTCGGTTGCTTTTTGATCGCCATGTGCCATTCGAGAAGCAAGTGCCAATTCCGCCAAAGGAATAGCGGCTTTTACTGCGTCTCCACCTAGTTTGGCATAGGCTTTCCTAAACGCTGGACTGAATTGCCATGCCTGTAATTCAAGCCAAGTCGCTCCGACTTTTTTCAATTTCTGAGCAGGGGGAGTTGTATCTGTAATGTTACTCAGCAATGTCAAAAACGAGATTTGTTTAGCGGTCAATCCATCGTCGGAAACATCGAGAGCAATTCCCAACTGAGCCATTTTCATAAAGTAATCTTCGCTCAGAAGATACTCTTGAATCTCGTTTACTGTGGGAGCCTCTGCTTTGTTCGGACCACTTACGTCAAATCCAAATTCCAGAACCATTGCACGTTCCGGCCAAAGATTACTAATAGCAACCGCTGTAATTTCTTCCTCTTGCAAGAAAAGAATGCGAGCGAGAGAGCAGATTTGATTTCGTATTTTCTGCTGCATATTACCTATAGCGAGGACGTGAGCGACCTCCGGACGGACCTCAGGAGACCCCTCTGGGAGGGCACCAGTGCCAATCTCCGGGCCTACTGACTCAGGATCAGGGGCGAACCCGTCGAGCAATCCTTTAAATTGTTCATCCATTTGTTTGTCTCTTTTTGTCGTATTCTTCGGATGCCAGTTGCATTATATCGTGCAATGCAGAGAGGACTTCTTTCTCAAATTGCATTAAATAGGCTTCCTTTGATTGTTGAAAGGCAAGCCCACCTACATCAATTTTAATACCAAACTGAGTATCGTTTATATGTTCTGGAGGTCTACGTTTCATATTAGACATAAGGGGTACTCCTTCTTCCCACAGGGAGTTCGGAAAGCTTCTGGACTTCTGCGGCTGGCATTCCGAAATAGCGGAGACGCTGCCTAATTACTTCTGGGAGGTTCTTTGTAATTCGAGTCTCGTAGTGAGAAAGAATTGCGGGGTTAATCAGGAATAGCTTGGAGAAACCCATCTGGGAATCTTCGACGTACTCACGGAAATCAATCCATGTATCGTACGAGTGCGCTGGCTTTTTCACCCACAGGGCATTTCTGTTGGAACGTCTGTGAGATTCAAGGCATTCTGTTTTGTACTTCCGGTATTCAATTCTCCAAGAAGTACTGCTGGGTGGAATCCCCATATGCGTGTCCAAAAAATTTTCAAGTTTTGGGGGCAAGTCGTCATACAGGGCTAAATCTGTACGGTGAACAATTGAATATCCCACTCCGGCTTTCTTGGCGAGAGTTGTTTTGTTGTCGTTGGGATATCGGGATAGGTATTCGGTTATTGGGTTGTGGGTCATAGGGTAACCGTAGCATAGAGGGAATTAATTGTCAACATTGTCAGGTACGTACGAGATAGATACTGGCTGGAACTGATGAACCCGGCAACATGCTTTTTAGGTACATTGTCTATTTATTGGTAGACTATTTCCAACGAACCAAACAATACGAACAAAGGACAAGGCCATGATTGTTACATCTTCCCCCTTTAACACCGACTTGGATTTGCGCCCTAAGTTCTTCGATCGTACGACCTGCAAGAATTGCGGTTCATTCTCCTAAGTGAGAGTGGGGCTATCGTTTTGCCCTGTGGGTGGATATATACCGGCTGGAATCTCATGACCGGCCCGTCACAATCACTTCATCTCAACAAATATTCGCCAAAGAATTGCCCTATGCCAAACATTCATGTAATGTAGTTCTTGTAAGGCACACAGGGGAAAGAACCCCACAGCAGGTCTCATAGCCACTCACAAAGGATTGATCATCATGGAAGCAAACATCTACGCAACTATCGCCAATGACGTTCTCGCAGACGCTAAGAGCAACGCTCAGGAACTCCACGATATGGTGGCCACCGTAAAGACCGCACGTGGCTCCAAGAGCGACATTCAGAAGTGGATCGACCAGTCCACCGATGAAACTGTCGTAAAGCGCCGTGAGGCTGTTGCAAGCGCCAAGGCTAAGATTGCTGAGATCGAAGCTGAATTGATTGCAGAAGCCACTTCCGCTCTTGTTCCGGAAGATGTCGATATCGACGCTATTCACGCTGAGTTCAAGGAAAAGCGCACTGAAACCCTCAAGACGCTTAATGCCGCGAAGCTCATTCTCGGTAAGGCTGGCGTTGAGGATCTTTCCGAAATCGACGAAGCAATTGATAACCTGCCGAAGAACTTGCAGGGTCTCCTCGCTTCCTCGGGCCGCTCGCCTAAGGAACTCGAAGCAATCCGCGAATTCGCAAAGCAGAATGGTCTTGAGGTTTCCGAGCGTGGCCGTATCGCTAAGTCCGTAATCGAGGCTTACGAAGAGGCTAACAAGAGCTAATTCAATCAATAAGAAATACCCTCTCACTCAAAAGGTGGGAGGGTATTTTTATGTCCATTTTCTTTTGATAATGAATCTCATTTTCATGCCGGGTGGATATATACCGCATGGAAATCACCGGACCGCCGCACCTGCTCATCATAATTACCTCTATGCTACGAATCTATGGTAAGCTAGATGCATAAGGACAGAGAGCCGGATAAGCTCCCTTAGAGGCACAAGCCACGGTATGAATCCCGTAGTTGTTTGAGAACTTAATAGAGAATGTTTCACATGAACAAAGGTCAAAAAAGAATCTTTTTCAAACAAAGAGGTAGGATGACCTATTTGTTGAAACAAAGGAAAAAACCCCTACGCTGACCCCTCTACCAT